CCCAATCCGTCACACGATATGAGTTTTCCCCCTCATTGTCGGCTCTGGTGTCAGTTACCTGATGGATTCGATAGCCAAAGGAGACTAAGGTTTTAATCCTATCTTTGACATCGTTAAAAATTTCTTGAGCTCTTTGGCTCTTTCCAAACCTGACCACGGCGTGACCCCTCTTGTCATCTCCTATGTTTGCTTTATCAACTACCCCGATCTGATCATTTGGGTCATGATTCCAAAGAAGAGGGGCACCCGTGTTGATCCGTTCCATCCTCGCTGAGCCCTTGTCATGGTCAAGGATTTCAAATCCTCTTAACCTTTCACCCGGCTCCTCACTTGAAAAGCTGAGAGTGACAGAGCGGTCCTCGTCATTGATGGCATCCTCACGGATCTCAAGGCTTCGATACTGAAGACCAATTGATTCCCCATCTTCAAAACCTGATTTAATTTCTTCAGTTTTTTCCATTGTCTTTAATCTCTGCTGTTTTTGATTGATCCGATAGGGGTGATGTATCTCTGACATTTTCCAGCCATTCGACAAATCGGGCGGCCTCAGGCTTTTCAAAATTCTTTGGCAGGGGTTTGGTCAAATTTCCACCAATGGCGTTGACTATCTCTCTGGCCTCTTCTGCTGTTATGACTTTACCAACAGCTAAATAAACTTGTTGCAGTGTTTTGGCTACACTCTCACCCTGCTCCTTTGATTGAGCTTTCAAGCCCTTGCCCTCAAGCAATTCCTCATATTCAACCCATTCGCTTAATACCTCCTCAACATCATCGCCTCGCTCAGCAATCACTCTTTGTGGTGATGTGAGTTTCATGTCTAAATCAGACCTTTTCCCTGCTGAATCTTTTTGTGGGTCAATCCAATCCCAACGCCTTGCTTGGATGTGACAAGCCTGGAATTTAGATTCCTCCTCGATTGCCAAGCCTCCAAGGATGTTATAAGCAAGCTGTGTCCTTAGCCATGCGTTGAATATGGGACGTATGCGCCCATTGATTGCTGAGTCTTGTTTTGCTCTCCACCCATCGCGCTCAGTTAAGGCACCTAATCGGCCTGATGAGTATGAGGTGCCCTCAAGGTCACCAGAAAAAGAATCATAAGAAATGCCCAACGCTGAGCCAGCCCCCCTGAGGGTGTGCTTGGCATGATCAGGCAGTGAGGTGTTTGGAAATTGTGGTTGCAGGATTTCCCACTTACGGCCAAGGCCTGAGCGTAAAACAAAGCCCGGAGTGACCTGCATCTGGTCTGCAAATCTTTCACTCTCTTCATAATCCCAATCATCAGCATTGTCATCAACCCGCTGAAAGACGGCACACGATGCCAGCCTTGCGGCCATGTGGTGAGCCTCTTCAGTCCGTTCAAGATGCCTTAATGATTCAAGGGAATAGACCAGATCACTGACACCTCTCTGCTGGTCAGGTCTTTTCTTTTGAAAATGGTGCAGGATGTAACCACTCTTTGCAGGGGCACCAACCCCGTTCCTCATGTATTCGGAAAGGCAAGGAATGCGTGACCTCTTGCCTCCAGAGTGTGACTTTATCAGAGCCCCATCCTGTTCACCCGTCAGCCAGATTGCAACGCATCTGCCTTGAGGTGTTAACTCTCGACCCATGACAACCCTGTTGCCGTTGTTTAGTTTCTTTAAATTAAATTCATGATCAACAAAGTCCGACTCAATGGTCCTGATTGCAAAGCGGTGTGCATTGTCAAAGCCTGGATAAATCAAAATAAAGACCTCACCATCAACGCCAAGAGTGCGCTCATGCAGTCGGTCCTCATCGTTTCCGTGGACCTCACCGCTGGCTGTGTAAAGCTCAGGACTCTTGAACTCTTTCCATTTATTTTCAATCAACTGCCTCGCATACTGATCCTTTTGCCTGCGCTTATCAACGCAACGGCTTTGAAGCTTGAACCCATTAGGTCCAACCACATTGCTGACCCTTAGGTCCAAATATCTTGCCGCATACTTGTTAGTCTCAGCAAGGTCTCTGCACATTCTCCTCAGATGCCCAAGGTGCTGAGTGAGTCTATCATTGGCATCATCATCAGAAAGAATCCAATCACTCAACAGCCGTGCTGTGCCAAGCTCATTGTAACCTCTTTTTGCTTTGCGCCCTTTGAGAGCTCTCTTGATTGCTTTGATTGGATTAGCCATTTTTAAATCTTATTTGCAAGCCATTGCGCCCCGGCATATCTGAACCCTCTTTCAAGGTTGCCCTTGTTCTTTCTCTTGAAACCTCAGCCTTGAGCCTGTCCCTCAAGTCAAACCTTTCACTGATTCCCATCTTTGTTATATCAACCCCAGCGATGCTGATCGATTCCTGAGCTGTAACTAGATCACCCGCAAGGCTTGATTCAACTAATGCCAAGGCTTTGATTGCAAAGCTCTCACCAATATCAACGGCTGACGGGTCTGGTAATACATCAACTTTGCCAGACTCAGCAATGATGGCCCCCTCGCTTTGCTTTTCAGCTCTTGCGTGCCATTGCCACCGCCCCGGAACAAATTGACAGGAATCCTCTGCACTTAGAGTGACAGAAAAGTCAGTGCCGCTGGCTGTTGCAGTGATGTTGACCGTTGGCTCACCGGGCCGTTTAAAATAATAATTAAGGGACCAAGAGCTTGCAGGATAATCAGAATATCCGACCGTCCATTTGGTTGTATCTCCTGCCCGAAAAGTTGCCGGGACATTTGTGTCGGTTTCGATAGCCATTAAGATCAATTTGCCAGAAATGAGTTGGGTCTGATAGGGGTAGGCCGCTTGTACCCCTTGACCCCTTTTGATGAAAGCATCTTTAAGAGCGTCAGGGTGTCAACGCTTGTGATCCCAATGATATCAATGCATAATTCCGCGCCGCCCCTTTTCCAGAATTTAACCTCTTCAATTAGGTCCCCAACGTGAGAAACCACGCCACTTTGAAATCCGGGCACGTTGCCCATTTTGTTGGTCCTAAGCCTATAAACACGGAGCTCTAGCGCCTCGTCTAAATATCCCAGCCGTTGAGCTGTTCCTATTATCACCGCAGATGTTCTGAGCATATCAAGAGCCAGCATCTGCTCACCCCTTAGGGTGTTGCTGAGGTTGAGGATGGGCCCCTTGTTGCTCACAACCATCCACTGACTTTGCCCATTCCTCTGGTCGGCTGGTAAGGCCTTGTTTTTCTTTTTTGTTCTGGATCTGCATCACCATTGGCAAGGCCCTCAAGTGCTTTGAGCGCGGCCTCCTCTGATCGCTTGTCAGACTTAAAGGCAGCCAGTGCATAGGCAAAACAGTCAAGGGGCTCGTTGCGGGGGGCTCCTTCAGTATGCACAAAGCAAGTCACAACCCTGCCATCTCTTGCTCTTTTGGTGTCGCGCTCCTCAGAGAGTAATCCCTCAAAGTATTCACCGCCAAACATTTCAAGCCCATCCTCAACGGCATCAGTGAAATGAACTGAGAAAGGTGTGTCAGCATCTTTGTCAATGATGTCATAAACTTGATCTTTCAACTCATCCACCCCAAGGGTCATAACGTTGGCCCCCGTGCTTGCGTCCTTTCGTTTACTGCCAAGGGCGGGGGCTCCAATTGCTGGGCTTCCCATCACAGCCAAAACCTGAGGTTGTCTTGGCTTGGTCCAGTTCTGGACTGCATTCTTTTGAAATCGGCTATCAATAAAAAGCCTCCTGATCCCAAGCTGTGCCCCGTTTGGATGTTTCCATTTGCGCCGCCTGATCAGGTCCAAGGCTTTCCAAGTCTGAGGAGAATCCCAACGGCCTTGAATCTCTGTGTAATTTAAACCCCAGAAACCTGACGGCCCGGAGGCCATCACATAAATGGCAATGAATTTGCCGTTAACGTCAGCCCCCGCCCAGATCCTTGTCACCTCCTCAGGCAACAATCCTGATGGGTCATAATCCTCACGGTCAGCCATCAACCCCTCAGGGTCGGCTTTCTCTTCATATTCCTCCTCATAAGATTCAGCCCAGAGGGTGTTAATCAAGACCCGTCTGGCTTTCTTTGGGTTCTCGGAATGGTCTGCCTGCTCTGCCGCCGCCGCAACCTCATGCAAATAGTTTGCAAACTTGTCAGCGTGCTCACCAATGTGAGCCATGCAGTTGATGTGATACCCTCGCCTATTGCCATATTCTGCGCTCGGCAATTCTCCAGGCACAATGATTTTATTATCTCTATCCTTAAAGTGACCCGTCTCAAGAATTGATTCTCGCCTCTCTTTGTCTTGAAAGCATTTAGAGCATTCCGGGCACTCAACTTGAGCCTGATGAGCCTTGCCCTCTTTCCAAACTATATCTTTAGGATGAAAGCTCTGAGCAACTCCACACTTGGGGCAATCAAAAAACCAAGCGCATCCATCTGATTGGTCAATTGCCGCGTCAATTTTAGAGCCTCCAATAATCGAGGGATACGATGCAAGCCAGTGGTGTTGACGTTTGCGCCCTCTGGTCCGTCTCAAGAACATTTGGAGCTTGTCACCCTCGTCACGGATCTCAGAGGTGATGGCATCAATCTCATCGGCATCAGCAACATCCACCTCAAGGGTCCTGATTCGGCCTGCACTGTTGGCTCCAACACCTGTGATCTCTGCCCCATTCTCCCAAGCCTTTAAAAGAACATTGTCTTTGATCATTGGCAGGCTTGCCACGACAGGGGTCTCTTTGAGGATGGGCATGAGCTTCTTGAAAAACCAATCCGCTGAAAGATTCTCAGCCGGGAACATCTTGCCAATCTTCAGCTTGAGCTGTTCAATGGCGAAAGCGTAAGCCACTGAAAAAAGGTACGTCTTGCCAGCTCCTGAGTAAGCACGCAGGGAAACACTGGCGATCTTTGGATTGAATAAGTCAGCGGCTGGAGCCACCTGATAGGGTCTGAAAAAGAAAGGGGTCCCGTCACCGTTCCTGATGTGAGCCTGAGCCCATTCCTCAAACGGCAATCGAGGTGTTGCTCTGAGTGCTGACCTCCATGCCTCAAGCAATTCCCTTGAATGTTGAGCCTCTCCCTCAGTCATCACCCACCTCCATTCCTTCAGTCATCGAGGTCTTGAGTTGCTCAATCAATTTGTTCTGGTTCTCTAAACTCAGATCACTTGATTCAATCACCTCAGTGGTGATGGCCGCCATGCGTGCCGCCAATTGTCTCGATTCCGTGATAGGTCTCCATTCACCTTCAATCTTTTTGCGCTGAGCTTCTTTGAGTTTGGCGTCAGCAAGGTTGCGCTGTTCCACTGCTGACTGTGCTGTTTTCCTTTTCATCAGGCAACGCACTGCCTCGAACAGTGGAAAGAAATGAGCTTTGTGTGGGCCCTTGATTGGTTCAAAATTGTCATCCTCAAGGGCTCTCTTACCCATATCCTTGGAGGTGCCTGTGATTCTACAAACCTCACTGAGAGTGATTAATGTTTCTTTATCGGCTCTTTTCATTTGGGGACTTAGGAGGTGAAAATATTTTGATTC